GAACTTGCGGTACTTCACGGGGTCATTGCAGATAAAGCAATCCGTATACTTGAAGGCATCGCATAGTCAGGTGGCGCAGACGAGTAGTGTTGACTGGAAACCTTTGAATGGGCCACAGTCTGAGGCATATCATTCGCTTGCTTTTGAAACGTTGTATGGCGGGGCTGCTGGTGGTGGTAAGTCTGATTTGCTGATTGGGCTGGCAACTGAATTACACAAGCACTCTGTAATATTTCGTCGTGTTTACCCCAACTTGAAGGCAATCATGGGGAGGGCCAGAGAAATTATCGGAGAGGCTGGCAGTGAAAACAAGTCGGACAAGTTATGGACGTTTGAAGATGGAAAGACGCTTGAATTCGGAGCGGTGCAACATGAGGACAATAAAACGGACTGGCAGGGTCGCCCCCATGATTTGAAGGGGTTTGATGAGTTGCCAGAGTTCACAGAAAGTCAGTACGAGTTTATTTGTGGGTGGAACAGAACAACAGACGCGGGCCAGCGGGTGCGCGTGGTAGCAACAGGAAACCCGCCCATTGACGAAAGCGGAAGCTGGATCATAAGACGGTGGGGGGCATGGCTTGACCCGCAACATCCGCACCCTGCAAAGCCTGGGGAGTTGCGCTGGTACGTAATGATGGACGGTAAAGAGACAGAGGTAGAAGGCGGTAAACCTGTCGTACATAACGGGGAAACGCTTTACCCAAGATCGAGAACGTTTATACCTGCGAGGCTTGACGATAATCCTTTTTATTCACAGGACGGGCGTTACAAGTCGGTGCTTCAATCACTCCCTGAACCACTGCGAAGCCAATTACTAAACGGTGACTTTCAAGCGTCTGCAATTCCTAACCCCTTTCAGATCATCCCAACTGAATGGGTTCGGCTGGCGCAAAAGCGATGGATGGAACGCGAAAGGCCTACCACTCCATTAACCGCCGTTGGCATTGACCCCTCTCGTGGTGGTATGGACAAGACATCACTCTCAAAGCGTTATGATAACTGGTTTGATGAGGTAAAGTCATGGCCGGGAGTGGTGGTAAAAGATGGTGCTATAATGGCAGAGTTGGCACGTCAGGAGATTGGAGACGTCGACCCGTTATATATAAACATTGACGTAAACGGAATCGGCTCGTCTGGTTATGACCACTTAAAGGTTATATATAACAACGTAATACCGTTCAATGGTTCAGAGGGGAGTGAATACAGAGACAAAAGCGGAAAGTTAAAGATGAGAAATAAACGCGCTGAAATGTACTGGCGCATGAGAGACGCACTGGACCCGATAGACGGTGACGACTTAGCACTTCCGAACGATAGCGAACTACTGGCTGACCTGTGCAGTGCGCGGTATGAAGTATCAAGCGCGGGTGTAAAGGTAGAGGATAAAGACGAGATAAAAGAAAGAATAAGCAGAAGTCCAGACGTAGGCGAGTCTGTTATGATGGCTAATATGACAGTGCCAAAATCAGCAATAGTATCAAACCCCTGGGGGTAGGAGCAAAGCAATGGGAGTTTTCGACAACGCACGCGAAGGCGTACAAAAGGCAATGAAGCAGGCCATATCATGGGCCATGCAAATGAGTGACGATCCGTACGAAAAGGAGTACTCACGTCGTGCGCTGTGGCAAGCGTACCTCATTGACTATTATCAGGGTGTACAAAAGAAGTCGCTAAAAACGAGCAAGGAAGGCGTTGACTTTAATGTCACCGTCAACCTTGCGTCTCTCATTGTTGACCGTACAGTTTCAATGCTCTTTGGTGGCGGGCTGGAATTCAAGAATGACAGCGACGAAGCCAAGAAATACATTGACGCTGTATGGGACGCGAACAAGAAAGACATCCTACTCCATGACTTCGGGCAGAACGGCGCGGTTTACGGGACACTGTACGCAAAGATATTACCTGACGACTTGGTAACTGATGACAACAAGTCAACGTTTGGTATTGTCGCCCTCTCCCCCATAAACATGATCGTCGGCGTAAATCCAAAAGATGTGCGCGAGGTACTTTACTACGTGAACCGCTGGAATGTGAACGAAAGTGGTAAGACCGTCGCCTATCGTGAAATTACGAAGAAGGTCAGAAATAACGACCTTGTAACGTGGGAGATCATCACGCAGGTACAAGGTAGGTCAATGTCATCCAAGTGGGAGAACGTTGACGTTGTAGCCTGGCCTTATGACTTCGCTCCGATTGTTCACACAAAGAACCTGCCGAACGCTGGTAGTCAGTACGGACGTTCTGACATTGAGGACATTCTAGGGCTACAGGATGATTACAATCAGGCGTTTAGTAATGTCAATAAAATCCTGTGGTTTCATGGACATCCCCATTTATGGACGAATGGCAAGGTCGGCTCATTAGTTGACTGGTCCACCGAAAAGATACTGGAATTAAAGGGTGACGGTATCACCAAAGACCCCTCTATGCAGTCCCTTGAATTACAGGGTGATCTAGCTGCAAGCCGTGACTTTATCAACGACCTACGCCGTGACTTGATGGATGTATCACGGACTACGGACGTAGAGACAATCAAAGATAAAGCAGGCGCGCTTACTAACTTTGGTCTTCGTGTGTTATTCAAGGATGAACTAGCCAAGACAAAGACAAAACAGCTTTTATATGGCGAGTTCCTCTGTGAGATTAACCGCCGCCTTATGCTGTTGGCTGGTATGAGTGGCGATGAAGGTGAAGTACAATGGGGCGAGTCGTTACCAGAGAATGAGAACGAGGAAACAGCGGCATTGAAGTCAGATTTAGACATGGGTATCGTGTCTCGTCAGACAGTGGCGATGCGTCGCGGGTATGATTGGGAGATCGAGAAGGAACGTATGTCGGAAGAGAAGCGCACGGAGGGGAATGTCGGCGGAAAGATTATTACCGACTTTTTTAGGGGTGGAAATCAGAACAACTCACAAATAAACCGTGCAATAGTTGATCGTGACGGAACGCGTAACAATCAATCAAATATTTTGTAAAGAAGGATAATATGATTATAGAGATTATCAACCTATTTCAACGCAAAAAACAAGACGGGGAGTTGCCCTCAAAGATAAACGTTTCGCTTTCGGCGGACCGTGTTTTATGCCGTGAGATGGAATTATATAATAACCCACCATTCAAAGCAGAGACGTGCGTAGGCGGAAGGTTGTTTGGATTGTTTATATGTTACGATAGCGATCTTGACTCAGTCAATGGGTGGACAATAACCTAGTGGACATTCTCGAACAGCTATTAGCGCAGGCAGAAGCAGAGGACGATGTATTATTACAACGTCTTATTCAGCGTTATCTTGCGATGGTTAAGCGTCTGGAAGGTAGATTAGATGCGCTTACTTTATGGCTGGAAGGACAGGACAATCTTAAATCTGCGGAAGTGTTGAACAGCCCGCAGTATAAGGCACTCCTTGACGAATACGAGGCGGAAATGCAGGATTATTCGTCATGGCTTGCGACAGAGTTACGGGCAGAGGTGACAAGAAGCGGTGAGGCGGGATTGATCGCGGGTATAACATTGCTTGCCGCCGTTACGGGGGAAACACCTGCTGCCTTGACCCAACCAGGATTAAACGCACTCGACGCGCTGAATATCTATCTTGCAAACGATGGCCCCATGATGTTACGCATCCGCTCAATGACGGCGAACGGAGCCGACCTGATAAAGCAGATCATTATCAACGGTGTTGGCGTTGGGCGTGGTCCCGCAAAGATAGCGGCGGAGATATTAGAGCGCGGTTTCGGCATTGGTCTCACGGACGCAATGCGCTGGACACGGACACTACAAAACTATTCGTACCGATGGGCCACACTCGCCAGCTATGAAGCGAATGGAATCACAGCATGGATGTGGTGGGCTAAACTGGACAATAGAACTTGCGCGTCTTGTATATCATTACATGGCAAGATATTTCCAGTAAGTGACGGCGTGGCGAACGACCACCACAACGGACGGTGCGCCATGATCCCGTACATTGAAGGTATGACCGTCAATCCGAATGCTGGCCTTGAATGGTTTAAAAAGCAGGGAGAAGCTGCACAAAAAGAAGTGTTAGGCGTTGGAAAGTGGGAAGCGTGGAAGGCTGGCTTGTTTGAGTTTAATAAGCTGTCCACGACTTACGAGGATGACGTATTCGGAACAATGAGGCGGGAGGCGACGTTGAAAGAATTGACTTAGTGTACTATTGACACAAACGGAATGATTTATGGTAAAATGTGCCTCAGTGGGGATAGAAAGAATGAGGTACCTGTAAGGGGATTAGACAACGAAAGGAAAACACAATGCCCGAAGAGATCGAGACGATCCAAGAACCCGCAACCGAGACGGTGGCGGAAGCAACACCAGAACCAATAAGCCAAGAAGCGTTTGATAAGATGCAAAAGGCTTTGAAAGAAGCCAACAAAGAAGCGGCACAGCGTCGCAAGGTTATCGAACAATACGAGGCGAGCGAGAAAGCCAAGCGAGATGCTGAACTTTCGGAAGTAGAGAAAGCAAACAAACGCGCAGAGGAAGCCGAGCGCAAGGCGCAATTATTGGAGCGCGAGAGCCTTCAACGGAAAGCCGCCGAAGCCGCACAGTTACCAACAGCGTTTGCAGATCGTATCAAAGGCGACACGCTGGAAGATATGGAAGCAGATGCAAAACGATTGCTTGAAGCAATGCCGAAGAAGTCTGCTCCGAGTTTGCCAGCGAACAATCCAGGCTCACAATCGGCGGGCGAGACAGACCAACAGAAACGTGCGCGGTTGATAGGCTAGGAATCGAATGGGGGAATTTTAGGAGGGCATAATGCCGCAACTCAATTTAGCCAGTGACATCAGTTCATTGGCGTTAAGCATTCAAGAGGACGCAGTCTTTGTTGAACGCTCAACTAACTTTATTCAAAATCTCGTCACTGTGTATCGTGACGCATCGGGTGTAAATACCCGTAAGAACTTCCAGTATGGTCAGGCTACTGTCGGGCAGATCGCCGAAAGCGATGATCTTTCATCTCAGGCTTTTAGCCCCAGTCTGTTGAACACACTGACCCCGTATGAATACGGCGCACAGTTCTTTGTGACCGACCTCCGTATGGAGACCGACTCCCCTGACAACATCCGTACTGATGGTGCGCGGGAGTTGGGTTTTGCCGCTTCTGCGAAAGTTGAATCGGATGTACTTGGACTGTTTTCGTCCTTGACCGGTGGAACCGTCGGGGCTTCCGGTACTGCTATGACTTGGGGTCTTTTCTTCGCGGCCGCAACCCGCGCTCGTACCTCTATCAAGAACAATGCCGTACCGCTGTATGCTGTACTGCATGAGTATCAATGGCACGCGATGGCTAAAGCCGTTTCTCCCGCCGCTTCCACTCTGATTACCAACACCCCCGCTTTCAGCGAAAGCGTGATTGCTAGTTGGTATAAGGGTCGTATTGCTGGCGTGGAAGTCTTCGTCACTCCAAACAGCGCCATGATCTCAGGGACAGATGCTTATGCTGGTATCTTCGCCCGCGAAGCCATTGCTCTTGATTGGCGTCGCCCTATCCGCGTAGAAGGTGAACGTGATGCCTCTCGCCGTGGTATCGAAATGAACCTTTCAATGGTGTACGCTAAAGGCGTTTGGCGTCCTACTCACGGTGTTCAGTTGTTGACTGACTGCCAAGCCCCAACATCATAACGAGGTGATGAAATGAATGAATTTCAGAATGAAACCGTAAACATCGGCGCATTGTCAAACGCGACCATGCCACTTTTCAAAGTCCCCGCAGGATATAGCGGTATTACCGTCATCGGCGGGCAGTGCGTACAGCGCACCGCGGGTACTACCCTGCTTTATTTGGTAGAGATGGACAGCACCGGCGCAACTGTCGGCGGAACCCTTGGCACCTTTGGAACCGTGTACGCCGTAAACACTCCGAATGCCGCAACTATTACCGGATCCCGTTCGTTTGTGGACGCTGGTAATTACATCGGCGTGAAAGAAGGTAACACCGGCGCTGCTGCCGCAATTACAATCGTGTCATTCCAGTACGTCAACGGGAAAGCAGAATACTAATTTAAAAGGGGAGGGTGTAAAAGCCCTCCCCGGAAAGTTTGGAGTAATGTCAAAACTTAATATTCATTGGACGAGCAATGCCCCATATTCCAATACGGGATATGGAAATCAAACAGCACTATTCACCCCCCGATTAAAACAAATAGGACATGAAGTAAGTATTACCGCCACGTATGGACTCGAAGGCGGTGTCATCAATTGGAATGGTATTCCAATATTTCCACGCGCTTATCACTCATACGCGGAGGATATTGCACCATCCCATGCGATGACCACACAGGCGGATATATTGATTACCCTGCTTGACGCATGGGTGTACAATGCCAGTGCTTTCGGTGGTGTGAAATGGGTCCCCTGGTTCCCTGTTGATATGGAGCCACTCCCCCCGCCAGTAAGAAAGGCAGTCGCCCCAGCGTTTGCCCGCATGGTTTACTCAAAGTTTGCCTGTCAGATGATGGATGACGCAGGTCTTGATTATTACTATGTCCCTCATGGTGTGGATACAAAAATATTTCACCCTGTATCAATGACCGAGGCCCGCGACAAGACGAAGCTACCCAAAGACGCTTTCATTGTGGGTATGGTGGCCGCTAATAAAGGGCTTCCGTCACGCAAAGCGTTTGCTCAGAATATCGAAGCATTCGCCATGCTGAAACGCAAGCACTCTGATGCTGTAATGTACATTCATACAGATCAGGGACTTGGCCCGCAATCGTTCAACATCCCAGAATATGCTCATTTCATGGGGTTGGAAGTTGGTAAAGACATTCTGCTTCCTGATCCATATCAGTATTTTGTAGGCTTTCCGTCTGAATTCCTGAACCTACTCTACAACTCTTTCGATGTACATCAACTTGTTAGCATGGGCGAGGGATTCGGCATTCCCATTGTGGAAGCACAAGCAGCGGGATGCCCTGTGATCGTCGGCGACTGGACTTCAATGCCTGAACTGTGTTTTGGCGGCTGGAAGGTTGCTAAAGAGGACGCCAAGAAGGTATTCACCCCGCTGGCCGCATATCAGTTTGATCCCAACCCAGAAGCGATTTATGACAAGCTGGAAATGGCTTATAATATGCGCGGAAATATGGATTACCGTACTCGTGCCCGCGAAGGCGCACTAGCTTATGACGCAGACAAAGTAACGGAGAAGTATTGGAAACCAGCACTCGCCGACCTGTACAAGCGTATTAAAGAGCCTTCCGTCGAAGTGTCGACTATAAAGTTTGTAGAATGAAGCCAGTCGCAATCCTTATCGTCAACTATAATATGGGGGAAAGAACAGACGCGCTTGTGGAATCCATCCATAGGCGCGTCAAGTATCCTCACGCTGTAATCGTGATTGATAACGGAAGCGATTTACAACCGCCGTCACAATATACAAACGTCAGGATACGTCCTAACATCCAAACTACGGGTGGCTGGCTGGAAGGATTGAAGGTTGCCGAGTCAATCAAGCCTTTTGCGTATTGGTTTCTTATCACGTCCGCAGAATTTCCAGACGGTGACAGCGACCCGCTCGCCCCGATGGTGGAATTACTAGAGGCGGGCGCGGTGGGCGTTCATCCCGCTTTGACGACCGATAGCACAACCTCATGGACACACATGATACATAGGGGCTTGGGTGTGCCGCGCCAAACTTGGATGATAGATAACATAGCCAGTTTGTATCGCGCTGATTGGTTTGATAGTATCGGACGCTTTGACCCTGCTCTAACGTATGCTTGGGGCATTGACCTAGAGACCTGTTACAAGGCGCGGCGGGATAATCTGCCCCTCTATATTGATGAGCGGGTACAGATAAAGAAGGTGACGAACATTGGATCCCAGATGAATAGAATGGGAATGACTGCCCAGCAACGGGAAGAGAGAGCAGGCGCAAACATGGCGGCGATACTACATCATAAATATGGCGCGAATTGGTGGCATATTATGACGAAAGAATATGTAACAGAGGAGATGAGATGAGTATTCCCAAAAAACTAATGGGATGCAGAATATATATTGATGATATTTACTTTGATTGTTTCGAATACAGAACAAGCATTGAAAATATAGACGGTGCATGGAAAAAACTAGCTGAATATTTCGGCAGTAAAACCCCACAAACAGAAGAAGAATTTAAAAGTCGAAACGGTAAAGTAGTTTGGTATCGTTCATACTAAAGGTGAAATAATGGAAAATAGACTTATCAAGATAACGGACAGCAAACTAACCTCACTCGCGGGCATGGACATCCCCCACGACTGGTGGAGCAGGCCTTTTGAATATTCATGCGCATTAGGCTTTGCCGAACCTTCGCAGGTTGTGGCAGATATGGGATGCCGGTGGATGTATAGACCCTTCAAAAACGCCCTTGCTGAAATTGTAGGAACAGTCTACGCGGTAGATGCTAACTCTAAACTACTGGAACAGCAGAAGCCCGATAATATGGAGTTCATTGTCGCCCCGATGGAAAGCACGCCGATTGCTGACAAGTCATGTGACCGCGTGTTTTGTATCTCCGTCTTGGAAGATATACAAGATCCTATCCCCGCCCTCAAAGAATTTGCCCGCATATTGAAAGATGACGGGCGGATTGTTATCACTATGGACATCCCGTATGATACCGATAAGCCCTGCCCGCGTTACCCTGGTATGAATATGGCAACCTTTATTAAGGCAATGGGTGAGGCTGATTTAGTGTTTGATGGTAGTGTTGATTTGAAGCGCGACAATGCAGTACATCACGAAGGATGGAATTTATGCGTATTTCGATGCGTGCTAAAAAAGCAATAGAGTGGCTAAGGGCCAACGAGGACGGCGGGATAGCGGCGTGGGCAGGACATAAACCATATCCAGAGGTCTCAGGCTATCTTATCCCAACATTGCTAGACTATGGCGAAAAGGAACTAGCACAAAAGCTGGCTGGTTGGCTAGTATCCATCCAGAATAGCGACGGATCATTTGATGGGCTTGATGGGGTAAAAAGGACATTTGATACTGGCGCGGTGATGGAAGGATTACGGGCTGCTGGACATAAGAAGGAAGCTGTAAAGGCGCAAGTGTGGTTAGAGAAACAAACCATGTCTAGCGGTGTTTTGCGCGAGGTTCCTGACAATGACAGAACAGAGTCGTATACAATGCGGGTTTCTGGTTTGCTCGGCAATCACACCGCTACTGAATACTGGAGGAATTACCCACATCCTAAAAGCCAGCGCACACATTATTTAGCCTATATGCTTGAAGGGCTTTTGAATTTAGGTTATACAGAATACGTGACCGAGCAACTAACTAGACTTTCATCCAGTGGATTGATGCCCGCCTATGTTGACAACAACCTACAGCCCGTGAGTGGGACAGATACAACGGCAACCGCACAAATCGGAATACTAAAACTAAAGTGTGGGATGCCGTTTGATCCATCCGCCTTGTATGCTTTGCAGTTGGATAACGGCGGATTGCCACATGATACAGGAGATAGTCGTCAGATTAGTTGGGCAATTAAGTATTTTCTTGACCTAGAAAAGATTGTCAATGTATAAACGGATTGTAGACGGCATAAATGGAAGATTTGCAATGTCCGCGCAAGATGCTGAATTGCTACGTAAGACCATCATAAAAGCAGGGGATGGTAATTATATAGAGATAGGCACGTTGTATGGTGCGTCTGCTATCTTTGCGGTGTTGGTCAAACGAGAGAACAAACAAAAAGGCTGGGTGTACGCCATTGATCCCATGACGGGGTACTATGGCGGGGATGACGGTTTTAGAACTGTTTCAGTGGATGACTTCTATTCCAACCTTGAAAAATTCAGCGCCCACGTGAGCTTGATACGAGAATACTCATACCCCTTCCCATTAAACATAAAGGCTAGTGTAATCCTGATAGATGGCGACCACACTCTAAAGGCTGTAAAGCAGGATTTTGAAAGCGCGAAGAAATATACCAATACAATTATCTTTCACGATTACAACGACTCCGCCATATACGACTTTGTGAATAGCTTGATGGACTGGAAGATAACCGATTCAATTAAGACAATGGCAGTAATAGAAAGGATTACGAATGAAAATTGATTACGAAGTCTGGCGTAAACCAAAGCCCGCAGGAATTAGCGCATGTATCAGAGTGAGAAACGAGTCTCAATTCATGGCGGCGGCTGTTCGTTCTGTTCTTCCGCTGGTGGACGAGGTTGTATTGTGTGTTCAACCTTCCGAAGATAACACGGTAGAGATTGCAGAACGATTGGCAGATGCGGATGAGGATAATAAAATCAAGGTAGTTTATTATTCCATCATTCCTGCATGGATCGACACGCCCGAATTTTACGGCAAAGACCCGCACAGCGAAGGACACTTAGTACACATGAGTAATTGGGCGTTGTCGCAATGTTCTTACTCGTGGATATTGAAGATTGAAGGTGATGTTATCGCCCTACCCACTCTTAGCGAAATGGCAGATAAAATAAGGCTTAGTAGAGAGCCTAAATATTATGGCTTAGTAATCTTGAATGTAGCAGGCGAAAACGCGGATAAGATTAGCTTAGACAACCCTAGAAATGGTGGGTGGGATGAAGCTTTTTTTCCGAATCATTTTGACTTAGCTCACTTTGAAAGGGCTGGAAAATGGGAAGTAGTGTTGCCGAAGTGCGAGCGTATTTCACTGGGGTGGGCACTTGTTCACTTAAAAAGATGCAAAGTTGGAAAAACAGAATCTTGGAACGGCGAAACGTACAAAGAATTAACAAAAGAAAACCTAAAAGATGCACTTGAAAGGTATAATAGTGTTAATTCTTACCCAGCAATAGACAGTTTTCCATTAGGGCACCCTTGTATATTCGAGAGCGAATGGAAGATGTTTATAAAATAATGCAATTGTTCCCGCACTGCTATTAACAGCCGGGAACGTGACCCTAGTACATTGGAGGTACTAAAGTATGTATATTCTAGCACAAAAAACCTGCACAAAATGCAATCAAGTAAAAGATATTGAGAAGTTTCCAAGAAGGAAGGACAGCAAGGACGGTTTTAGAAGTTATTGTAAAGTTTGCGACAATACAAGATACAAAAAGTGGCGTTCTCAAAACGTAGAAAAAAGTAGAGAATCCTACAAAAGACATTACTACAGAAATTTAGAAAAAGAACGTGCTGGGGGGAGAGAAAAACGCCGATCTCTTAGACTAGAAGTGCTAACAGCGTATGGAAACGCATGCGCTTGTTGTGGTGAGACAACTTACGAGTTTCTTGCCATTGACCACATAAACGGGGATGGTAGCAGGGAAAGAAAGATAAGCCCAAACACATACAGTCTTATAAAAAGAAATGGATTTCCGCCCGGATACCGCGTTTTGTGTCACAACTGCAATCAGTCGCTTGGTAGTTATGGGTTTTGTCCTCACAACAACTTGGAGCCATTAGTAAAAAGATGAAATATTCTTTCGTAATTATCACGGATAATGAAGAGCCTGAAAAGCTAAACAGGCTCATTGCATCCATACAGACACAAAAGATGGACTGTGAAGTCCTTGTGTCGGTAGACAAGGATAAAACGGGGCGGTTGGGCCTATTGCGTAATCGCGGATGCAGACAGGCGCAGGGTGATATATTTATCGTGATAGACGATGATATGATCCTACATTCAGATTTTGCATCTGGCGTTGAAAGGTTGGGAGACGATTGGGAAGTAATGTCAGTGCGTATCCTTAACCCAGACTATACCCGTTTTTGGGACTGGAAAGCGCATGAGAACGGCATGAACTGGCTGCTTGATTACGGAGACAATGATTCTAGAGTTTCCCTTACAGGCGGTTTCTGTATCATTCGCAGAAAAGTATTTGATATGGTACAATGGGATGAAGCGCGGGGGTTTTATCAAGAGGAAGATGTGGATTTCACGCAAAGACTGAAAAAGGCGGGGTTTGTACCAGTCATGAATCCATTTGCAACCATTACCCATGATGCACCCTATACTCAACGCGGCAAAGGCGTTTTTAGGACAGATTAAATGTCAAGAACCACTATGGCTAATCTTATCCAGACTGTGCGGGGATTAACGCAGGCTGGAACTGCTGAATATACCGCCGGTACTGTCACCTATTGGAGCGACGATGCCGTACAAGAGGTGTTAGACCTTTACCGCTATGAAATACGCGCCGAAACACTTAATAGCTTTCCAATTACCGTTGGGGGTGGAACCGTACAATGGAGAGATTATCAATCAGCTTATCGCTGGTTTGAGGATACAGACGGTGGAACAGCCCGATTTATTGTGCAAGACTCTACTGGCGGAACCGTGACCAGCTACACAGCGCAGGCACAGAGAGGCTTGATTACTTTCAACGCAAGCACAGGCGGGACGGTCTACCAGTTGACAGGTTTTGCGTATGATGTTTATGGTGCGGCGGCAGATATTTGGACACAAAAGGGAGCGCGTTATGCAACCATGACAGACTTCCAGACAGACAACCACCAGGTGAAACGCTCTCACATTATGCGGAATATTGACATGATGATTACGAAATATACAGCCATGAGCGGAACACCTTACCAGGCTAGTGATGTTGCTACGATCTATCGCGGGGATTCGAGATGTTAAGTTCAGAACTTGACCAAATGAGAAGCGACATAGAGAGTCTATTACCTGATACGGGTAATATTCTTTCTGTTTCCCGCGTCTCGGATGGGCAAGGCGGGTGGACTGATAGTTGGGGAACTGTTACAGCTTCCGTGGCCTGTCGTGTGGATGCGGCTGCATCTTCCGGCATCTCCAACTTTCAAGGCAACGAAGTGCCACGCGGTGGTGCTGTTCAGGCGTTTGGCCGCTGGGTGGCAACTATGCCGTGGGATACCAGTATCGCAGTTGA